TGTACCTGTGCCGTTTGGATCTAGAATGATTTGTTCATTTGATCTAGCAGATATAATTTTTTGTCCGTTTACGTCTAGATCACCACCTAATTGCGGAGTGCTGTCTTCTTTAAGGTCATTTGCTTCAGCAGTTGTACCGTAAAGTTCAGAAAAGTTATCGTTAATTTTATCAAATGCTGTTCTTAACGGATCACCTGTTCCGTCATTAGCATTAGTTCCAATATTAATAGTTTGTTGTGCCATATGTTAAATCTCTCTTACGTGATTATTTAGCGAAGAATTTTATAAACCGAACGTAAAATTATACGTTTAATAGGTTACGATACGTTTTATATACGGTAGTGCCACCACCGCCATTTATGACTCTTAATCTAAAATCAGAGCCACTAATATCAACACTAAAAGTACAAAGATCTGTACCTGTGTGTGATTTCACTGAGTTTTGTGTGAAGTATGCATTAGTTCCATCATGAGTAACAAGTAGATCGTGTGTTTCGTATTTGAGATCACCACCTCCTTGATCACCTTTTATTGATACAACATATCTTCCACCTCTGAATGTTGCGTGAGCAAATGAATCAATAGTTGTTATTGCCGAAGAACTAACAGTTGTTGTTGAATCTGCGTTTTGAGAATTTGTTAAACTTGCTCCAGATACTGATGTCCATGACAAGTTACCTGAACCATCTGTTTTCAACATCTGGTCTGCTGAACCATCTGCTGTCGGGAATGAATATAGTTTGTAGAAATTAACTTTACCTGTTCCGTTACCGTATAATTCTAGGTTGGCGTTTGATGAATTGGCTCTAACTTCGTTTCCGTGTATGCTTACTCCATCTATTGCAACAGCACCAGTTCCGTTTGGTGCGAAGGTAATGTTTTGATTTGAATTTAGACTTTCGATTGAACCATCTCTGTTGATTCTCAATGAACCAATTGTAACCTGACCATTTACATCAACAATGATTCTATCTTCAATACCAGTCTGACCAGTTCTTGTTGTTGATAATCTAAATTTTGTACCGTGTGTTGATGCTGTCCAAGTTTCACCTGCCTCAAATATTATTTGTCCTGCCGCTCCAAAACTAGAATAGTTTGATGTGGTGTTATGACCATTGATATTGACTTTCCACATATCTTCACCCGAAGTTGGAAATGCCGCTGTACCTGTTCCAAGATAACTGTTAACACCATTAGCAACGTGAAGTATTTCCCAACTTCCTGCCGCGTGTTGTTCCCAAATATTTTTCGTACCATTCAATGCATAATGATATATGTCACCTGATCCTGAAAGAGGAGCAAGTATCACGTTGTCATTTGGAGCGATGTGAATATCGTCCGTTGCTGTCATTTCAATATCGTTACCACCAGTAATTTGAACTGTACCAGTTCCTGTCGTTGTGATTACTAAATTGTCATTTGATCTGTTACTTCTGATTTCGTTATCGTGAATTGTAACTTGACCTAATACAATGTTTCCATTTCCGCTCGTGTCTAATACAAGGTCAGCATTAGAAACATTTGAAAACATTTTATTTCCTGAAAAAGAAATCTGTGAATTCACAGCAGTTTCAGAAATTAGTTCGTTAACGTTGGTGTAAAGATCAGTGAAGTTCGCTTGAACTTTTGTCATTGCTGATCTTAAATCATCACCTGTCCCGTCGTTTGCATTAGTTCCTAAATTTAAATTTTGTTGTGCCATAATCTATTATCCCTGACTTATTTTTAAATCAGTACCATCTCTCCAAAGTTGTCCAGCCACTGACGGGTCTGATGTTGGTAGTGTGCCAGTCACCATTACTTTATTGCCTTTAATTTCAACGTATCCTGTTCCGTTTGGATCCAGTATAATATTTCCATTTGTATCGGCACTTAATAGAGTATTTCCCGAAAGATTCAAATTACCTGATAATTCAGAGAAATTTTGGTTAACCTTATTGAAGGCCGTACGTAAAGTATCGCCTGTTGCTGAGTTTCCGTCTGTTCCGATGTCTATTGTTAATCTTGCCATATTATGTTCTCTACGTATTTATTAAATAGTTTTGAGTTCAATTATGTTCATAGAAACACTAAAAACATTGAGACTGTACGAGCGTCAAAGTAAACTTGGCATATACCACACTTTTCACCGAAAAAACACACTATTTGTTTTTAAATGTGATTCATGCGGAGTTACGTTCTTAAGACCAAGATCTAAAGTTGATCCTGAAAGAGCATCTAACAATTATAAGCACGTTTGTTCATATTGCGACACCAAAAAGTATGCACAAAAAGTTGGTGTAAAAATGAGAAAAATATACAAAATGGATGCTAGTTCAACGAGAACACTCTAATATCTACGCCATTTAATTTTTGCAGTACTCTCGTCCATAAACCTTTTAAGGTCTGCGTATATCCCATACTGAAAATTTCCTACATCTCCCATCGCTTGATGCAAGTGGATATTTTCATCTAGATACTCTGATCTATTAATAAAATAGAAGTTTTTATCGTGATAATGTCTTGCAATTTGTCTTAACTGATATATCCATTCGAATTTTAAGTATGCTTTCATACTGACCCTATTTGGATAGTTGTTAGTATTTTTATACATATTATTTTGTCGTCTACTCAATATGCCTTTGTTCATTTCCCATTGTCTCGCACCTAAAATATCAAATCCGATTATAAAAATATTTTGACAATTATCTTCACAAGCGAGTTGTACAGCAGAACACCCTGAGCCTCTGTTCTTTGCAAAGTCATGTGTTTTGGTTTTGCCACTTTTTGGATCATTGCCGTGCCAAAATCTATGAGGATCGTTTACAGGATCGTTTGTTAGTACGTAATTAAATGTTGGAATGTTTTGTGCAGTATAGATTTTTATATCAGTAGGGATCTTATTATTTTTTTGTGCTTCTAAAAGTTCTTCTGACATTTCAGGATTGACTGAAACAATTTTATCACACAATTCTGGATAGTCTCGATATATTGCATTACATCCGTATATCGTTCCGTAACCTTTAAGTTTTTCTATAGGAAAAATTGCTCGACTTTCGCCGTTACCAATTATAAATGCTGTTGACATTTATGCACCAAAACTCTCTCCACAACCGCAACTCGAAGTAGCATTAGGATTTGATATTTCAAAGTGAGAACCAAATGCTTCTTCTTTCCAATCAATCTTAGTGCCTGCAATATAAAGTAAACTAGTTCCGTCTACAGTAAATTTTCCAGTGTCCCAAGATTCAACTGTGTCTGTTTTTTCTATTTCGTCATTTTTAACAAATCCCCATTCGTATTTGAAACCTGCACAACCTCCGCCTTTTACTGCTAGGTGTACAGCATCTTTGTCTGGATTTTTTGACAGCAAATATGTCATTTGTGTTTTTGCTGAATCTGTTAATATAAATGGTGCCATACTATTAATTATCCTTTTTCAGCATAGTTCTGTATGGTGTCTAATAGACTGCCTAATCCGTTTTGTCTTTGCATGGTCAACAATTCAATTATTCCAAGGTCTTTAATAATTTCTTTAGCACTTACAATATCTTTACAATTTTGTCCGTTGAAAATATCTAAAACTATTTTTGCATAACCTTTTGTGATGGCCGAGTCTGCGTCATGCATAAAATTTAATACATCATCTTTGTACATAGGTATCACCCAAAGACTTGATGCACATCCTCTTATTTTAAAAGAATCTAGTTTGTATTTGTTATCTAATGGTTCTACCTGTTTTGAAATATCCACAATGTACTGAAGTTTGTCATGTCCTTCCAACATTGATAATATTTCTCTGTAATCGTTTATCTTTCCTTGTATATCTTGTAAACTCATATTAATGTTCGTCTGGGTCGTTGTCTCCGTAGTGTTTGTGTCCTATCTCGAACCAAAATAGAAATGCTTCTCTTTTACTATTAAAACTCATAAATGCTTCGTTCTTTTCATGATCCCAATGTTCATACCAACTGTGATCATTTTTAAACCACCAACCCCATTTGTGTTTGCAATTTGCTGAACACCAATGAAGCAGTTCGGCAGGTACACCATAAGTTCCTAGACTCATATTGTACCTAAATCTTTTTTCATAACCACAGTCTGCTCTTTTAGGCAGTCTGTAATATGCATCTTCACCTGCCTGCGGCAATCTTCTTTTTCTACGTTTAGGCTTAGGTTTTTTTATTTTTAACTTGCCCATATACGACAAGTTTATATAATTTATTTCCAGTTGTCAATGATCAACTGGTCTCCACAATTAAATGGTTTTGGTTCTCCGTGAAAAACAGCAGTGTGGCAATCATCTGGTATTGTAGGAGGATTTTGGAAAACATATTTTTTTCCATTTCTAATTTTGGTATCTTTTTTTCCAACCAATTCCCACTTGTATGACTGAATCCATGTAACAGGCCATCTTGTTGCAGTTTTACCTTCTTTTGATGTTATGTAATCTTGGTCTCCGTGATTGTTGCCTTGTATTCTTTGCCAATGATCATTGTAGATATCCCATAAGTGATTCAACGATCCGGCTTCCCAACGCATTACCGAACTATTGCAAATATGCCAATTTTCTATTCTGCATCTGTTGAAGTCTTGCAGTATGCAAAATTTGCCAGGTTCGTAATCCCATAGATTATCTATGTTTCTAAACAATACAACATCTAAATCAAAATATAAAAGTGTACCTTCCAGTGGCAAATCTTTAGAAAACATCCAAACTTTGCTCCACCAAGTTTTTATTCCTGGGTGTGAAGGAAATTTTATGATATTGATATCTTCATCAAGACCTGTTTCGTCGTCTGTGATGCAACTAAATTTGAATTCAACTGTGGATTGTCGCTTACACATATTCTTAAGAATATTAACATATTCCGGAATATATTTTGGACCCCATTTTACGCAAATTATGTTCTTCATTATGCGTATTTACTTTTCTTATTTTTTATAAATTGCTGAATTGGCACCATGTTCCGCACATTCTACTTCTACTACATAGCACCTATTATTTGTTTGTTCTCTGATAAGTTTGTCTGCAAAGTTAAAGGCGTGTTCGGCAAATTTTTCTGCACCTACACCGTCAAACGTAACAATACTCATAAGATCTAATGCTTCTAGTTCTCTGAATTTTTCTAGATGCGGGTCATTGATATCTAATGCTGTCTTGTGATCAAAATGATCTTCTAACCATTTCTTTAAAGGTTTAAGTCCGCCAAAGTCGACTGCCCAATTTTTATTATCTAATTCATCACAACCAAAAGTGAATCTAAACTGCAAACTATAACCATGCAATAGATGACAATGTGAATGATCTGCATTAGGTTGTCTGAACACACAGGCAAGTCCTATGTTGTGTCCATATGTTTTAGTTGAAAAATATTTTGCCATTAATGTAATTTCTTGTTCATTTGAAACTCTAGATCTAAATCAGCAGTTTTTTCTTTTAAAGTTTCTGTTAGTTCGTTGTAGATATTTAACTCTCCATCTAATATGCTTTTTAATAAGTGGACCAATACTGCAAACTCCGGTTTCTTTGTTACGTCCTCAGGCACAATATTATTTTTTTCCATAGCATGAAGCATCGCTTCTGTAACATCTACCAGTGCTTGTATAGATTTTTTGTGTTCTGATATATTAGCCATTTAATACTCCTATCAACCATAATGTTGCAAAAACTGTTAATGCGATTGTTGCCGGTTCCATATACTCTCCTATGTGATAATGCTAGGCTTAGGTGCTTGTACAACATTAGAAGTTACTCTAACATATTCATCTTTAACTTTATCACCTGTAAGATCATCTGCAATAATTTGTTGACTAGAAATTGTAACACCGTTTGATTGTTTCGCTGTTGCAAAGAAGTTTCCAAAAGCAAGTCCTTGTGGACCATGCATCATTACTAATGGTTTTTCTATTGTGATAACATCACTGTCGCCTGATTTAAATTTTCCAAGGACTTCTTCCCCAGATACTAATTTTAATGATATAATATCATTTTCTTTGTAATTGTTCATATCCTTATTATAAACTTTATTTAGACTTTGTCAACTGCTTATTAATAAACTTTGCCATTCCCTCGTATGTTTCTTGAAACACGTTTTTGTGTTTTTTCCACTCCTCTGGCATTTTCCAATCTGCTTTATTAACAACGACCCATCTACAATCAGACAATTCCATGAGTTTATCAAACTGGTGAATCCAATATGATGGATCAACTGCTCTCTTGATGTATTCGTAACCTTTTGTATTCTTGTAGATATTGTTTACACCTTGCTTTGGTAATCCATGCAAATCAAAACCCAACATAAAAATAACTTTTGGTTTAAACATAGTTGCAACAACTCCAGCATAAGGACCAGTACCCCAATGAAAAGGTTGATCCCATCTTTCGTCATTCTCGTATGGTAATGGCGGCAATACTTTAACATTTGGCCACATGGCAAATTGTCCAACCCAATCTTTCCTTGTGTAAATTGTAGTTCCTTTTCCGCAAGTGTTCGCGGCTTCTTGACACATATGTTTGTCCACACATACAATATAATCTAGATTGTAATCTCTGAACATAGCATTACAACCAATCATTGTGGT